ACTATTAAGATATAGATATCCATTTATACAAGCACTGCCTGGTAATATTTTAATCTGTGAATTACTTACTTTAACTGCTCTTAAGCTATCTGTACTAGGATTGATTCCATTACCTATAAAAGTTTTAAAGTAATTTGCAAAATCTTCACTTTTATACTTTCTATCCCCATTTACACTATTAAAAAAACCTCCAAATTCAGCCAATTTGTCACCTCCTATAAACTCTATAAACTCTATAAACTAAAGTAATGGCATTTATATTTTATTACTACGCTTTGTGGTAAAAAATCACCATCAGTAGCATAACTAATTAAGTTCTTGCCTGGATCTAGATTAAAGAATTTAGTATCAATATTTATATAATGATATGCCTGTTCTTCTATATCTCCTCTCATAACTTGTACAGCTTTATTATCAAAGGAGGTATTAATATAAAGTATCTCGTCATCTTCAAGGTTTCTATCAACCTTTATAAATTTACCATCATTTAAAGTTATTGATGGATTAAGTGCTGGACCTTTAAAGAAAACTTCTAATGGTGCTTCTACGTTACCATAGTTATTAATTTCAATTTCATTAGGTCCTTTTCTTGCAAACTCAATGCCAAGAGAAGATAATTCAAACTCAAATTCAAAACCACCTTCCCAAGTTTCAACATTTACTACAGTGTTCTCTTGATCCATCCAAAACGGATTAAAACACTCAAAATTTACTGTAAATGCTAAAGCACTTTTATTATTAGTTTTATAATCCGTTGAATACAATGGAGATTCATCAGGTGAACCTTCTATTTGTTTACTTATTCCATTACTATTATATTTAATAATTACTTGATCTAATGGATTTAAAACATCATCTATGTTCTTTTTTATTGTATTTCTCTCCATAATATCATTACTTAATATAATAGCCTTAATCTCTACAGGTCTTTCTTCTATAGATGTAGATAGCAATGATGAACCATATTGTCCAATGCCCTTAACCTTATTAAACTTTGCTGAAATGTTTCCTGGATTGAAGTAGGTTACAAGAACCCCAGTACTGTTTATATAAGATTCTAAAGTTATTGAATTATTGGTTCTTTTATTAATTATATCTATTCTCATATTTTATCCTCCTATGCAAACTGCAAGTCTCTCATGCTCTTTTTACTAGCTTTAGCTACTTCATAAGGACTTTCTACTTTGCCATAGAAATTATTAGTAACATTTACTCCATTATTCTTATTAGGCTCGATTTTAGTTTTTTCTATATCGGTACTAGGCATATTCCCATATACTCCTACACTCATATCTGTACTTAACCCTTTTATAGCATCAGTTACTAAATATTTGCTATTATTTATTCCTTTAGCTAAACCATCCATAAAGTCTGGCATCCATGTTTCGTAATCTGTTAAAGGCCCTTCATCCGGTACTGAGAAGTGCAAAAAGTTTCTTATCCTCTCTCCTACACTTGAAACTGCATCTACTACGCCACCTATCATTGATTTTATTCCATCAATTAATCCCTGAATAAAGTCCTTTCCCCATGTAATTGCTTGACTAGGTAATGATGTTATAAATTTTATAGCATCATTAAATCCATTTGTAATATAACTGCCTAAGGTATTAAGAATAGAACCTATTCCTTTCTTTAAGCTAGAGAAAATACTTACTCCTAAGTTATATAGTGTGCTGGGTAAATTTCTAAAAAAGTTAACTATCCCATTAAAAATATTTACTACTGAAGTAGATACCCCATTACAGATAGATACTATTATGTTCTTAAATCCATTCCATGCACTTGAAGCAAGATTTTTAATTCCATTCCATATGCCACTAAAAAAATTCTTTAGTCCATTCCAAATTGTTGTTGCTACAGTTACTATTCCATTCCATGCCGCAGTAAGAAAATTAGCTATAGCTGTTACAACTCCAGTAAATACTCCTTTAATCCCTTGCCATATAAGAGAAAATGCAGCTTTCAAATTATTAAATATTCCTTCTGCATCTGTTTTTAGCTTAGTAAAATTACCTGTGACTAAATCTATTATTAGAAGTATTGCTCCTAAGAATATATTTTTTATTACTTCCCATATACCCATAAAGAAGTCTTTTAAACCTATTAATATCATTGATATACTATCTTTAAATAAATTAAACAGTATCATTACTCCATTTATAAAAGGTGTAATTATGGCCATCACTAAAGAAACTATACTATTCCAAACATTAAAGAAAACCATTTTAATACTTTCCCATACAATTTGAGTTATATCTCTTACTTGCCCCCACAGATTACTAAACCATCCTGGAATACTTTGAAAAAATAAAACTAATCCATTCCACGCTTCTGGTATTGTAACTGTAAAGAAATTTACAAGTGCATCTATAAAAGCTCCTGTTAACTCTTTTATATTATTCCATAATCCAATCCAAAAGTTTCTAAAACCTTCTGACTTATTCCATAGAACTACAAAGGCTGCTACAACTGCTAATATAGCTATAACTATCCATGTAAGTGGACACGCTAGAAATGCTAAATTTAATCCATTTTGTGCTACTGTTGCTGCTCCTGCTGCTGTAGTTTCAGCTGCAATTGCAGTGGTATGCAATGCTTTAGCTGTAGCTATTTTCCCATAAAGTCCTATTAATGCACTTACTCCGGTTGCCATCTTACCTACTATAATCAATAGTGGGCCTACTGCTGCTACTATTCCACCTATTATAATTATCATCTTTTGTGTTTCTGGTGATAAACTACTAAATTTTTGTGCAATACTCTTTAAAGCTTCACTAACACTCTGAAACATTGGAGCTAATATATCCATTATTATTTCTCCAACTTCTCCCATTGTTACTTTTACATTCTGCATAGCAAGTTCTGCATCATATCCACCATCTACAAGCCCATCAAAAGTATTATCAACGGTTCCATCTGCTCCAGCAATAACATTTAACATCTCTTCAAATTCAAATCTTCCACCTTTGATTGCATCTGCAAGGTCAGGACCTGCTTTAGCTCCAAATATTTCTATGGATTTTGTTGTTGCACTTGCAATATCAGGACAAGATTTTATTTCTTCTAATGTTTTTTTAAATTCTTCTCTAGAATCTTTACCTTCAGCACTCCAATTACTGATAGCTTTTTTCATACCACTAAAAGCTATCTCTGTATTTACTCCAGCTTTTTCCCAACTAGAGAATATTGCAATACTCTCTTGGGTTTCAAATCCTAAAGCTCTCATAGGAGCACCATACTTAGTAAGATTTTCAGTAAGTTTATCTATGCTTATTCCACTTGCTTGTGCTGCTACTGCTAAACTATCTAATACACTAGAATATTCACTAGAATCTATACCAGCATCACCCATAGCTCTACTAACTAATTGCACAGATGTTAATGCATCTGTTCCGGTAACTTCTGAAAACTTCATAAATTTTTCTGTACAGTTCTCTAATTCTTCACCTGTAAAACCAAATCTAGTATTTACTTCACCTAAAGTACTTCCTATATCTCCAAAATCACCAACTACACTTTGTGCTACTTTTTTATAACTATTTTCTAGCTTTTCTGCTGCTTCTCCAGTTGCTCCTGTTGCTCTGATTACATTGTCAGCACCTTCATCTACAGCATTAAATGCAGCTACTCCTGCTGTACCTACTGCTGCTATTCCTGCAGTAACAGGTAATAATGCTTTACCTACTTTTGTAGTTTTAGTTCCAAACTCATCAATTTTATCTTTTGCATTTGTAAGGCTTGAGCTCATACCAACTCCGAAATCTTTAGCTTCATTGGTTAATGATTTTAATTTATTTTCTGTACTTGCAATTTCTCTTTGGAAATCTCTATATTGTTCTGATGTTATTTCACCTTTATCAAATTGAGCTTGAACCTGTTCTTGTGTGCTTTTTAGTATAGTTAGTTTACCTTTTGTATTAGTTATACTTTCAGTTAATAGGTCTTGTTTTTGTTTAATTAAATCAACATTGCTTGGATCCATTTTTAATAAACTATTAACGCCTTTTAATTCCCTCTGTAAAGACTTACTATTGGAATCTACTTCATTAAGAGCCTTATTTAGTTTCGTAGTATCTCCACCAATTTCAACTGTTATCCCTTTTATGCTTCCTGCCATATTACCCTCCTTTCTTAAAATAAAAAATGAGCTATGTAATGATAGCTCATTTTACTTCTTACCTACTTTTTTTCTTAAAGCTTCTCTTTGAGGTTTTGTTTGTTCTATCCTCCAACAATTATCTAAATATTTTCGTCCTTCTTCTGTCTGCATATATCTATAAATAATTGCATCACGTAATAATAACCAAAACTCAAATACTTCTAATTCATCAATCCTATCAAAGTTATAACCGGTATATTCACTAACTATTTTTTCTTCAATGGTATTAACTTCATAATGCCCATCTTCTCCTTCATCAGGGTAATAGGGCACTTTTAGTTTGGGGAGTTTTTACTATTTGCAATCCATTCAAAATAAGCTGTTAAAATTTCATTCATTTCATCTAAATCTAGCTCCTCTACTAAATCATCACTTACATTAATATTATTTTTATTTTTTCTTAATATCATTTTAATGGCTTCAGATAAGTTTTCCATTGTATCTTCGCCTTTTGATTTTGAAAGTGTAGTAAGCTTTTTTAATGCTTTAATTTTAGGAGGTTCAACCTCTAGTGTTGTATCCCCTATCTTGATACCAAAATATCTTTTATTCACTGTTTTTACATCAAACATTGTCTATCCCTCCATTATACTCCTGGTTCTGTTACTGGTATTTCTTCTTCATATAATATTAAAGTTCCCTCAGAATTCATTGGGAGTGCTTTAAATTCTACATCTATAACAGTTTCTTTATCTTTAGCAAAACTAAAACTAAATCCAGCTTGGTTATTACCTACAATAGTTATTCTGATATCTCCATCAACTTTATCTTCATGCAAAAATCGTATTACATACTTCTTTCCATCTTGATTATTTATTCCACCTATTTTTACAGTTCTTTTTCCAGCTTCTTCTTTTACAATCGCAGTACTACATATCTTTTTTAATGTATTCCCACACCACGTCATAATACCACTTTTAAGAGTAGCTTCTTCATCTGTTAAAATAGTTTTTTGAACCATTCCTAGATCATCTTTAGCATCATAAAACTCTGGCTTATACTCTAATGTAGCACCACCTTGTATAAATCCTAAAAGATTTTTTTCAGCTTCTATTACCGTATTTTCCGGAATTTCTCCAGTGAATTCATCCACAAAAAGTTTTCCACTACCTAAAACAATTTTCTCTCCTGCTGTTGCCATATGACTACCTCCTATATCTTTTCAATTAAATTAAAATCGTACACAGTTTGAAAGTATTCCTCACTTTCTATCCATGTACGATATTTCTCATATTCTATTGATTTATCTCTTAGCAAGGTTTCAATATTACTCTCAACCTCTTTATCTATTTTATTTGAATATAGCTCAACGCTTATATTTCTATTTGCTATACAAACTTTTAGATCTGCACCTGCTATATTTCTTTTTTCAGTAAAAATTATATATGGAAGACTTGGTGCTCTTGAAAACTTTTCTTCTTCAACCTTTAATGTCAAGGTTTCTAACCAGGCTTTAACGTCCAGCATTTTCTATTATCTCCTTTGTTAATTGTTCCATTCGCTTTATTGCTAATTCCTCTCCATGCTTTATATGTGGGAATGCTCTAGTTCTCCCACCTTGTTTTATAGCATGGCCATTCTCAAGTAAATGAGTTAACCTGTGTTGTCCATTAGCAACATACCAAGTCTTTGTTTTATCAAACCTCTTTTCTCTAGTTGTTTTTATTCTAAAAGACTTAACATACTTACCTGTATGTTCTTTAAAAGAAATATTCTTTTTAATTTCTTCATTAGTTTCCTTTGCTACCACATCAACAGCCTTTTTTATTCCTTCTGTAACTTCTTCTGAATAAGTATTCAGCTCTTTCTTTATTTCACTAGTTAGTTCATCAATACTTATTTTATTCATTTCATTCACCTATCCATTTCTAGATGTCTTAAAGTTAAATCCTTACTTAAAGGATTTGTATCAAACTTATCTTGAATTAATTGAATACTATACTTGCCCATACCTGGTATTTCTACAGTATCATAACTATCTATCCCTGGTACATTAGGTATGCGAATTACTAAGTCGGTTTTTATTTGTACTGCTTTGGCTGCAAAATATCTATTAAATCCTAATACACGATTATTAAACCCTAAACTTTTAAATTTATACACTTTGTTTCCATCTTCATCTTCCGTATATATATTACATACTCCATCTGAAAAACTTATAAAATCAATGTTATCTACTTTTATCTTCATTTATGAGCTCACCTCTGTAGTATCTTCTATAGTTATAGCTTGATATTTAAGATGTAAAGATAATAAATCACTTTGAAAGTTCTTTTCAAACATTTCTAAAGCTTGAGAATTAGCATATCTACAATAATCCATGAGTAAACTTTTTTCTATGTCTTCCTCTGTAAAAACAAGAGTAGGCATACCTGCTACATCTTGCAAATATGCCATACCTCTTTTTATCATGCCAGTAAGATTTTTATTTGTAATTTCATCCTCCCAGGTTATATGCAAATAACATTTTATATCTCCTAATAATGTTTTTAGATCTTCTTCTGATATATTTACTGACATACTATCACCTCACTATTAAACCTGTTCTTTAGTTGCCACGGTACCTTTAACTTTTACTGCTACTGTTGCTTCTTCTAGTTCAGATATATCTAATAGTATAAATGCATTATTATCTAATGCCCTACCATTCCCATATAGCTTGGTTAAATAAACTCTCTCGTCATCTAAGAACTTGTATTCATCAGAGTACTCTATTTTCCCTCCATTAGTTCCAGCACCAATACCCATAAAATACTTTTCTGGTAATCCAATTATAGCTTTTCCAGCATCTACTCCACATGATTGAATAGGGTCTGTTGGGAATGGGAATACATTATTTTTATAAGTCCCATCAGTTCCTCTTATAGTAGTTGCTGGCATTACTTTTGTAAAATAATCTGTTGGATTTACAACCAAAATAACTTTATTAATCGGTCTTGACTTCCCATTAGGTGCCTTAGCTAATGTACTTAATAGTGCACCATATGTTTTAGGGGATAGATCTAATATTTTTACTTCTTCTTTTTTGGGATACACGCCACCAGTTACAGTAACATCATCTGATACATTTCTATCCATTCCTATAGGTTCATTATTTCCAGTACCAGTAACTATTGCAGTTTCTAAAGCTAAAGCTATAGCTTCACTTAGTGTTCCTCTTACGTATGCATCAATCCACTCTGGCCCTACTTCAAGCATATCCTTTGAAATAGGCATAAATGCACTAAGTTTACAAAGAGTTAAATCAATTTTGCCTATTGCTCCTTCAAGCTCTTTTGCAATTGCAGAACCTAAAGCTCCCCATTGTGCTAATTGCATCCCCTTTTTATTAACAATTATCTTTGTTAATACAGTTGTATTCATAAAGTTTATCATAGATAAAAGTGGATGCTGCTCCTTAATATCTGCTATTACATTATCTATTACAGTTTCAGGGAATGCATTATTAAGTCCTGTAAATGCTTGTCTAACATCATTTGACTTCATAGCATCAATAACACTTTGATAAAACTTATTCTCCTTTGCTGTTAATTGATGAACTCCTCTCTTTGCTAAAATAGTTGCATCTGCTGTCTGCTGATATGCTTTAAATTCCTCAAGTACATTCTGTTGTACTGATTCTGCAAATTCTGTGAACGCTTGTGCTATTGCACCTTCATCCTCCGATTTCATCGCATTTGATAAATTCGCCATCAATTCTTGTTTTAAAATATCTTTACTTTTCATCATAATATTATTTTCCCTCCAAATTTTTTATTTTAAATGCTGCCATTAATTTTTCAGCATTTGTCTTTTGAGTTATTAATTGTTCTGGTACTTTTATTTCTTGTCTTAAACTCTCCATTTGTTGCTTTATAGCTTTATTTAATCTTTGTTGTGCCTTTGATATATTTTCATTCTCTTTTCCTGCTATTTCATCACATAATCCATATTGCAAACATTGTTCAGCATTTAGCCATGTTTGATTATCAAGCAGCTGATTTAATGTTTCTTCTGAAAGTTTATCTCCTGCTTTAGCTAAATAACTTGAGCAACTTGCTTTGTCTATTACTTCAACATCATTAGCTGCTTTTCTAAGTTCTTCAGCATTGCCCCAGGCTCCCATTGATGCATGATGTATCATCATTAATGTGTTATTACCCATAATAACTTTGTCCCCTGCCATAGCTATAACTGAAGCTATTGAACAAGCAAATCCATCTACATATACTGTCTTTTGTGCTGGATGCCTTTTTAATTGATTATAAATTGCTAAACCTTCTTTTACTTCTCCACCATAAGAATTTATAAATATATTTATTTGAGAAATATCTTTAGAGTTTTCTAATTGCTTTTGAATATAATTTGCTGATGTTTGACTTTCTATTTTTTCATCTGTCCACCAATCATAACTATCACCTTCTACATAGTCATAAATATATAAGTCTAATGCATTAGGTTCTGTAGATTGTTTTATTAAATATATTGCTTTATTCACCCTTCTCACCTCCTTCCATATCTTCTATAACATTGATATCTGAATAATTCTTTGTAATCCAATGCTTCTCACTCCAATCAGTTTTTAACAATGTATCTTTAAGCCTCTTTCTTAGTTCATCAATGCTATACATACCACTAGCTATTAACTTATCTACTTTTTCAGCTATAGCAAAAATATCAATATGTTTTATACAAGTTGTATCAATATTTAAGTAAGAGCCCTTTAAATAAGCTTCTTTTCCATATCTCTTACGATTGATTTCCTCACATATCATATCCACTAATGGATCTATACAAAATGTTAAAAAATTATTTGTAATCTTTTCTATGTCAGCAATATCTCCTCTTAGAAGTGCTGGTGGTATTTTAAAGGCTTGAGCTGCCCTTTCAAAAGCTTCTTTAATTAAATTTTGAATATCCACCATTTCACTAGTGGATTTCTTGCTTCCTTCTCCATTTTTCTCCTCATACTCAACACCTTTAGGTAAATCAACTATTGCATTCTCTGATTCAAAATAAGTCTTAAATTTCCTTGTAAATAAATCTTCAATTTCCTTTTTCTTTTTCTCGTCACCCTTTGCAATTGCATCTAACTTAACTACTCCTTTTCTTCCACCAGAGCGTTTATATTTTCCTGTAGCCATTTGTAGCAAGTTATTATATCCTGACATTAGATTAGATAATAAAACTCTCACGTCTTTGTTATTTAACTTAAAATAAAGTACCTCACTCATCATGAATCTCTTGCCAAAAGTAAAATCTTTTCTAGTTACATTATCAAAGTAATTTTCATTTATCGCATTCTCATGCTGATTAAAACTATCTGCAATGATTAGCTGCCCATTTACTCCTACAATTAAACATTCATTTTTGAATAATAGTTTAGATATAAACTCCTGAATAAACTCGCTTGAATTTTGATTTGTATTAGGTTCAATATTCCATAAGTAATATTCATCTTGTATTACTTCATCGTTGTTTAAATATGTCTTAAATTCGCATTTAGAAATACACCCAGATATTAAGTTTATTGCTGTATTTATAGCAAAATCTTCTACTGCAAGTTTAGTAGCATCGCTATATATTTTTTCATTCAGATATACTGTGTCTTTTGTTCCAAACATATCTCGCAAAAACTCTATTATTTTCAAATTCTCACCCCCTTTCAGGGCAAAATAAAAAGCCTTATTTCTAAAGACTTATTTTTGTTATTTCTTATTTAATTCATCTAAAACATACCTTTGTATTTTAGTTTTTATCCAATCAGGTGTATAATTATCATCCATTAAAGCGTAAAAAACATCAATCATCCTCTTAACTATTTTTGTATCAATTAGTTTTACATTTACAGTTAAACATTTATTTTTTTTATTAAAATCATCATAAGTTGCATTTCCCATAGGTCGTAGTACTACTCCACCACATTTAGCACATCTTCTTCCATCATATTTTGTTATTGTATAATGTCCACATTCCATACATCTATTTGCAATTAGTTCTTTCACTTACATTACCTCCTAGTTACTACTTATTAATTAATAAGTATAAACACCTAAGTCTAAATCATCTATACTTATTCTTTCACCACTATCCTCCAAGTCTGTACTCCCACACATTGCTGCAACAAATGCTTTAAATCCATCTGTTTTACGACTTTTAGGTTCTATCTTTCCATAGGTTATATTCCCTGCTTGCGAAGTTATCATACAAGTATTATTTGTATACCACCTCATAAGTGGATTATCTCCCCAAACAATATTATGATTAACAAATGCACTTGTTATTACTGGAGCTATCAGCATTTCATTACTTGGTCTAGTTAGTCTTATATTATTAGCTCCTTTTTTATCTGTATCAAATCCAGCATCTCTAAGTGCCTTTGCTAGCAATGTATATCTATAGTTATCCATCCATATTGTAGTTACATTATATTTTTGAGCTTGTTCTGCTAGCCATTTTGCTGGAATATCCGGAGGAATCTCCGGTCCACTTATGAAAGTTAGAAATTTAGCTTCCTCCCATTCTCTTAATGGAGCTTTTATTCTACCTAAATCATTACTACTTTCACACACCCACGAATGAGAAATCCATATATACTTCCCGTTATATTTAAAAAGTAACCCAGCACAAAGAAAATCTGTTGTTTTCATATAGTCTATACCTGCTATACAAGTGCATCCTGTTAAATCAGGAATATCTTGATTTGTTGCAAGAATGTTTTCCCATGAAGTAACTTCTACATCTTTATTCCCCTTAGGAATATTCATTCTTTTGGTCATAAAAGCTGAGTTGCTAATAGGATCATCTTTGTAGTTTATATATTCTTTTTTCATTTCTGCTTGTAGATGTGGAAAATGATGCAATGATGGATTAGCTTTATCCCACATTTTAGGGTTATCAACTTCCTTTTCATCATTTAACTTACAAATAAACGGTAGCATTCCATTATCATCTATAGCACCATTAAGTATTTGTTCTGACCTAGCTATTAATTTATCCAGTGGCCCATCTCTTACGTCTCCATTGGTGGTTGTTATTGTTGTCCTTGGATCTGCTTTTTTACCTAATCCAGTTAAAAATACATTTATAGTTTTATAATCTTCATACTGGTGGTATTCATCAAAATCTACTTTACCCTGCCTTCCACCATCTTTGGTTTTAGCATTACTAGTTCTGAATCTTAACTCACTACCTGTTTTTTTATTCTTAATCACTTCTTTATTCCAAGTAAAATGCTTTTCTAATTTTGTTTTATTTTCTTCTAATACATCATAAACATCATTAAAGCTCGTCATGGCCTGTTCTTCACTATTAGCACATATATCAATATGATATTTTTTAACTTTGTTGTATTGACTTATAAGACAAAAATCTTCGAATGCTAAATAACCATTCTTTCCAGCTCCACGACCTACCAAAATAAATAAGTCTGGCCACCTTAAGATACCCGGTTTTGAATAAGTACAATTATGAAGTGTAAAGCAAAATACTTCCCATTCTAATAATTCAAATGGAAAGTATTTTTGTAATCCTAAATATTTTTTAAGTTGTTCTTCATCAATAAATAAATTTTCATCATTAAAGCACTTTTCAACATAGTCACATAATAAAAGCTGCTCCTTACAAACTTCTATGACTCCACTTCTAACTAAATTAATATAATCCTGTACCTCTGGTATTAGCTTCTTATAACTCGTCATCGTCATCACTCTTAGCATTCTTAGTTGTTAATTGTAATTCTTTTAATATCGCTAGTTTTTGCTTATTGTACATTATTGCATTTTTAATGGAGGGATTATCTTTTTCATATTCATATCCCTGGCTAGATGTAGTTTTATAACTTCTTCCACGTTCTTTTATATCCTTTTGCATAGCTTTTTCTTGATTAAAATACCAAATATAATCATCAATTAACCCTAAAAAATGTTCTACATTTGCTCCTTTATCTTTAAGCTGCTTTATTAAAGAATCCTTTATTTTTCTAGCATTTGCCATATTTTTAAATCCCTCCTTTTTTCTATTTTTTTATTTTTTTCTCACACGCGTAGGTGAGTTGTTTTGTCTTGAATCTCTCCCCGGTCTCTTAAATGCTATAGTTTTTTCGTTTTTTTAACCCGGGGGTATTACCATTTTTCCTCGTTTAACTGTAGTTTGGGTTTATTTTTATGATGTATTTCAAAGTGACAATTATCACATAGTGCCATTAGGTTGCTATCTGTTAAAGCTAATTCAGGATGCTTTCGTAAGTACTTAATGTGATGCACTGTATCAGCTTTACTATATAAACCTTTTTCTTTACACACCTGACACTCATTATTCTGTTGGTATAATATCTCTAATCTTTTATGCTTCCATGGTGTTGACACATAAAAGCCATGAACATTATTATTCCTTATAAATGTATTAACCCATTGTACTAGCTCGGCAGTATCCATTTCTTTCATCTTTGCTCTATAGCTCCTCTGGAATTTCTCTTATACTTTCTAGCCTTCATGACTTCTCTTAAGTCATCTGTTGCAAGCTCTTTTCTTATATGTTTACCTCCACAATATGGGCAAGCTATATACTTACCACTATTAACTGAACTTCTCATCTCAGAGGTTATTAATATAAATTCTTTGCTACACCCTCTACATGTGTAACTAGTATATATAGCTTCTATACTATCACCACCTTATAAATATAAAAGAAGAAGGCATCCAGCTTCTAACTGAATACCTTCTTCCTAATCATGGAGGACTAACCAAAACTTTATAATATTATATTACTATTGATTTTTATATCCTTCAATGGCATAGTTTGTGCACGTTTTGTGCATTTTATAAGCTTCTTATCTTCAATCTTTAAAACAATACTCCATAAATTTTGAATCTGAAAAATGTATTTCAGATGGATAACATTCAGTAATTACGCCATCCTCATATTCAATAATTCCAACAGTATATTTTAATACTCCACCCTTATGGCCTCCTACCATATATGATGGTCCTACTATTTTGCTTTTATCACTCCATTTATGAAATAATGCTTTTCTATTCTTTACCATACATGGTCTTAACTCTTCTCTTATAAATATTTCATTAGATAATTTAGCCATTTTATACTTCCTTTCTATTCCATCATATCTACTAAATCCTTGAATTATGAATTAATCTTTTTTAAAAATCCATTAAGCCACTTTGTAAAATCTATCTCTTTTGGTTCGCTAGGATAATTCCCAATTCCCCAAGGCAAATTTCTGGATGCAAAATAGGTGAAGCTATTTGAAGTCCATTTTGCATAGTATAATGTATCCACTCTTTTACCTATCCAGTATTCATCTTCGCTCTCACAGTAATAGAATTTTATAATATCATCTTTATCTTCCATATGAATAAGTAACGTAGTCATTGCATTTACTGCTGTATCGAAATGCTCTCCTATTTCCTTGTAATCTTCTTTTCCTTGTCCATCTAAATTTGCTGATAATACTTGATTTTGTAATATAGGTTTTAACTGCGACAATCCTGATATGGCATCTCCTAAACTTTCATTACTAAATTTAAATATTTTAATATCATCCATGTATTAATCCTCCTTTAATTTCTCACTATCTACAAAATTATTGAATTAGGTAATAAAAAATAGACACTCATTATTGAGTGTCTATAATGTGGGCAAGGATTTACACCTTGCATACAGTAACTACAACGGGACATTCAAGCTTTCTCTACTGCCCAACATTACTGCTACTTCGCTATAGCGTCTACCTATTCCGCCACCACATATTTATTATACCACTCAATATTTATTTTTGCTTCTTTAAATACTTGAATTACCTCTCTGTTGCCAACTTATATGTTGTCCATGCTGAAACTAGCTTTTTATAAGCCTCTGTAGCAACCTCAGATTTATCTAATGTAATCACTCTAGGAGGTGCATAGATATTCATATTAATCATTATTTCTTTCTTGTTTTGACTTTCTATTAAAGATATTTCTGATACAACTTTTAAGTCTATGACCGTAGTTATGATACTTTCATAATCAGTTTTAAATTCACATTGGTAAAATCTTTGTGGTGTTAATATATCTAACTTTTCCATTTAACTCTCTCCTTTAATTGAATTGTGAACTAACTTACCTTCTCTGATTTACTGTTTTTGCATAATTCAGGAAGATTTGCTTCAACTAATGCTTTTGCAAACGGGGGAGGTACTGCATTCCCACACCTTGCTACTTGCTTAGTTTTTGGATACGTCTTACCTGTGTAATCATGGTCTATAATATAATCTTCCGGAAACCCTTGAGCATTAAATAACTCTCTAGGTGTTAACATTCTTAAACCTATGTCTAGTAC